AATCTTGCAGAAGGTATTACAACTGCAGGACAAATGATTATCAAAACTGCAGAGAACACTATAAACGATTTTATGAATAACGTTTTACATACTGAAAACGAAGATTATGTAATCGCAATGGACACCGATTCGATTTATGTGTCCTTTGATAAAATGGTACAGGAGATATTTCCCGAAGGTACAGATAAGTCAAAGATTGTTGATTTTCTAAATGAGGCTGGTCAACAAAAAATATTACAAGTATTGACCGATGGATATGATAACCTCGCAGATTACACTAACGCATTCCAACAAAAAATGGTAATGGGTAGAGAGATTATTGCAGATAGAGGTATTTGGACTGCAAAGAAAAGATACATTCTAAACGTATTGGACAACGAAGGTGTAAGACTCGCAGAACCTAAACTAAAAATGATGGGTATTGAAACTGCAAAATCCAGTACACCTCAATGGGTTCGTAAGAAGTTAACCGAAGTATTAAAGGTTGTCATGAACGGAACCGAAGAAGAAGTTTGGGACTTCGTAGAGACTGCACGAAAAGAATTTAGAAACCTTCCTGTTGAAGAGATTGCATCTCCAAGAGGTTGTAATAACCTTGCACAATATTCAGATGCAACCAACATTTACAGTAAGGGTACACCCATACACGTTCGGGGTGCATTACTATACAACCACTTACTCAAGAAAAAGAACGTCCACAAACGATACGAGAACGTAAAGAATAGTGATAAGATACACTTCACTTATCTTACAGTTCCAAATCCAATCAATGAGAACGTCATATCGTTTATCAATGTTCTTCCTAGAGAATTTGAGTTACAAAATTATGTTGATTATGATTTACAATTTGATAAATCATTTATAGAACCACTCAAAAACATTATCACTTTAATTGGTTGGAATGTTGAACCAGTTGCAAGTTTAGATAGTTTTTTTGGATAAATAATTGAATGGCATACAGTAAAGAAGTCGTGGATAGATTCGAATCTGTTCTCGCAAATCCCGAAAAACACTCAGTAGGTAGGTTTGACCCAAAAGACCCCAATGTTGCAACTGGAATGGTTGGTGCTCCTGCTTGTGGTGATGTTATGAAACTTGATTTAAAAATGAATGGAGACACTATAGAAGATGTCAAATTCAAAACTTATGGTTGTGGTTCTGCAATCGCATCATCAACCCTTTTTGTTGAAATGCTCAAAGGTAAAACAATTGAACAAGCAAAACTTATTAAAGATAAAGAAATTGCAACAGCTCTTGAATTACCACCAATCAAACTCCACTGTTCCGTCCTCGCAGAAGAAGGAATAAAAAAGGCAGTAGAAAATTGGGAAGAAAAAACTGCGTATCGAAAACACAATCAGTATAAATAATCCTATGGCCAAAGCAAAATTTAAACAAAGTGAATTTCATGTAACAATAACTAAAATCGTTGACGGCGATACAGTTGATGTGGACATAGATTTAGGATTCTCTACAGTCCTAAAAAAACAAAGAGTTCGCTTAATGGGAATAGATACGCCAGAATCTAGAACAAGAGATAAAGTAGAAAAGTTATTTGGGAAAGCTTCCAAAGCACACTTGAAACACTTACTTTCAGAAGGTGATATAACACTTGTATCTCACGACAAAGGAAAATTTGGAAGGATACTTGGAGAGTTATTTGTATCTCACGTTGATTCAGACGAAGATTGGATGGACGAAAAAGGTGGTCACCAAACATTTGAAGGACAACATAGAGTCTCAGTAAATGAACAAATGATTCTAGATTCACACGCAGTTCCATATACAGGTGAAAACAAAGACCTAGTTGAGGGACAACACATGGAACATAGAAAAATTCTAATAGAAAGGGGAACTGTTACTCAAGAACAGATAGACAAGGTCTCATGATTATAACCCCCATGGACTGTTTCTACATTTTTATGATAGGACTTATCGTAACAGGACTCATAATTATAGAAATCCAAATCCATACCCTAAAATCTACAGTCGAAAAGTACATAGACGTAAGATTACACAAAGACGAATCTCTTAAAAAACTTTCAGAAAAACACCTTACGAAATAATCCAAATTAGTGTATAATAGATACTATACATTTATGAGGAGTGTTTATTATGAGTATATTAAAAGACCTAATTAAGGCAAGTGGTAACGAATATGCAAATATCGTTTCCGAAGGAGTTGCAGCTGGAGATGTAGACGAGTTTATTGATACTGGTTCTCACATATTCAACGCACTTCTAAGTGGTTCACTATACGGTGGACTTCCTTCAAACAAAATTACTGCAATCGCAGGGGAATCTGCAACTGGTAAAACCTATTTCGCATTAGGAATGGTTAAACAGTTTTTAGAAGACCATAAAGATTCTGCAGTATTCTACTTTGAATCTGAATCTGCAATATCGAAGGATATGATTGAATCTAGAGGAATTGATTCCTCAAGGGTTGTAATTGTTCCAGTCGTTACTGTTCAACAATTCAGAAATCAAGCAATATCCATACTGGATAAATTCGCTGAAACCCCTAAATCCAAACGTCCTAAAATGATGTTTGTCTTAGATTCACTTGGTATGTTATCAACTACTAAAGAAATCGAAGACACTGCAGAAGGTAAAGAGACTAAAGATATGACAAGAGCTCAAATCACCAAAGGTGCATTCAGAGTATTGACATTGAAATTGGGTAGAGTTGGGATTCCTATGATTGTTACAAATCACACTTATGATGTGATTGGTTCTATGTTCCCTCAGAAAGAAATGGGTGGTGGTAGTGGACTCAAGTACGCTGCTTCCTCTATTATCTTCTTATCTAAGAAGAAAGAAAAAGAGGGTACAGAGATAATTGGTAATATCATTCACTGTAAAAACGCAAAGTCAAGAATGACTGTTGAAAACAGAATGGTAGATGTCAGATTATCTTATGATAAAGGGTTGGATAGGTATTATGGGTTACTGGACATGGCACTCGCATTTAATGTGTTTACAAAAGAAGGAACTCGTGTTAAACTACCTAATGGTAAAACTGAATTTGGTAAAACCATTAACAACAACCCCGAAAAGTTCTTTACAGATGATGTAATGCAACAACTAGAACAACACGCACAAGGATATTTTAAGTATGGAACAAGCGAGAATAGAACAGACGATACTCAAGAATCTGATTCAGAGTGATTCATTTGCACGGAAGGTGCTTCCTTTTCTAAAGGCAGAGTACTTCACCGAGACCGATGAAAAGACTGTATTTGAAGAGGTAAGTAATTACTTTGACAAATATACCAAAACTCCTACAATAGAGGCACTTCTCATAAATTTAGAGAACAACACTAGTCTACAAGATGGTGTTGTAAAATCCTCTAAAACTATTGTACAGGAAATTGGTTCACATCAAGACGAAACCCCACAAGATTGGTTAATAGACGAGGCAGAAAAATGGTGCAAAGATAGGGCTATCTACATCGCTGTCATGGACTCTATAGAGGTGCTTGATGAGAAGTCACAAAGGTCAAGAGGTGATATACCCGAACTTTTAAAGGATGCACTTTCCGTGTCTTTTGATACACATATTGGTCATGACCAGTTAGAAGATGCAGATGATAGGTGGGAATTCTACCATACAGAAGAAGAAAAGATTCCTTTTGACTTAGAATATTTTAATAAGATTACAAAAGGTGGTATTCCAAATAAGACTTTAAATATATGTCTTGCAGGAACGGGTGTTGGTAAATCATTGTTTATGTGTCATATGGGTGCAAGTCACTTAATGATGAACAAGAATGTACTTTACATTACACTTGAAATGTCAGAAGAAAAGATTGCAGAAAGAATCGATGCAAACATTCTGAATATTCCTATTGGTGATTTACCCGAAATAACAAAAAATCAATTTGGTAAAAAGGTTGAGAAACTTAAAAACAAGACTCAAGGTAAACTTATTGTAAAAGAATATCCGACTGCATCTGCTCATGTCGGACACTTTAGACACTTATTACAGGAATTAGAAATCAAAAAAGATTTCAAACCCGATATCATATTTGTTGATTATCTAAACATATGTGCAAGTCATAGAATTAAGCCAGGTGCTGGTGCAAACTCATACACACTTGTTAAGAGTATTGCAGAAGAGTTGAGAGGACTTGCAGTAGAGTTTGACGTACCGATTATGAGTGCAACACAAACAACAAGAAGTGGTTATGGGTCAACAGATATTGAATTGACTGATACTTCTGAATCATTTGGTCTTCCTGCAACTGCAGATTTAATGTTTGCATTGATTACTAGTGACGAATTAGAAGAGTTAGACCAATTAGTTGTTAAACAGTTAAAGAATAGATATAACGACCCCACAATATTCAAGAGATTTGTTATTGGTATTGATAGGGCAAGAATGAAACTATATGATTGTGAACAAGAAGCACAAGAGGAGTTGGTTGATTCTGCAATAGAACAGGACGATTCAACACCAGTTTTCGATAGAGGTAGGTCTGAAAGTAAATTTGGAGACTTTAAAGTTTAGACCTAAATAGTTATATGAAGAAGAATTTGAAATCCCGTGAAGTTCTTGACGAGTTACAAAAAAAGGTTGACTTGAAAATCGCACTAAGGGACGCTAAAAAAGAACACGATAATGAAAACATAGAAAAATTATCTAAAAAAATTGATAAAATTGATACAAAATTGTCTTCGACACCATTACAGAAAATATAAATAAAGGTACAAATACCAAACTAGGAAATAAAAAATGGCAGCAACATCAGGAAATACACACATTACAGATGGAATAGTATACACACAAGACGTTTGTGATGATTATCAAGCAGACATAACTGAACTGGAAGGAAAATGGGAATGGATGACGGGAGTTGTTAAAGCATGGACTTTAAGAAGTTACACCCATGACGGAACTAATTTTACAGGTTTTTCAGAAAGTTCTGCAACTATTGACGGACACGAAACATATGCTGGTGCTCATTTCTTCTTACCACATTGGAGAACAGGAAATCCTGATGTTACAGAGGTAACTTCCGACCCAAGAACGCATTCATACGACCAGTGGAATAAATTCACTAACGATAGGTCAAGTTGGGACGCAATAGCAGCTGCTTTAAAAACTGATGTTGATATTATGAAATTAACTCTCGTGGAAATGCTTGCAACAGTAGACTAGACAACTAAAACCTATAGGAGTTTTAAAGGGGTTCTGCAGACCCCTTTTTTTATGCATTAGTGCTTGCAAATGCATAAATAGTAATGTAAACTTACAATAATAAATTGCAACAGACTAATATGGCTGGAAAGAACTTACATTTAGAACACTTAGAAGACGAAATTATTAACTACGGAATTTCGGGTGGTCGTGCATCTATCAATTTCTTAAGAGAGTTAAGAGATATGATGAAAGGTAACGCATCAGGAAGAGTTAATATGACCGTCAAGTGGGACGGTGCTCCTGCAATTTGGTGTGGCCCTCACCCCGAAACAGGTAAGTTCTTTGTTGCAAAAAAATCACTATTCAATAAATCGGGTGCTCTTTTCTATTCTAGTGTAAAAGAAATCAATGATTCACCCGACCTAAACGGTACACTCAAAACAAAATTCACTGAAGCATTTAATGCTTTCTCAGGTATTGGAATGAAAGAAATCCTACAGGGAGACTTAATGTTTACTGCAGGTGACAAAACGAATATGAAAATGGACGGGAAAGAGTACATTACATTTCAACCAAACACAATTTTGTACGCAGTTTTAAAAGATTCTAAACTAGGAAAAGAGATAGGTAGTGCAACACTAGGTGTAGTTTGGCACACAACTTACAAGGGTTCTACAATCGATGGACTATCTGCATCATTCGGTGCAAAACTTCCACCTTCATCGTCTAAGGTTTGGCAAGACGATGCAACATATAAAGACACAACTGGTTATGGAAACATGACTGCACAAGAAACACTTAAACTTACACAAGCACTTACTAATACAGGTAAAGCATTTCATGGTATCACTGCGAAAGACCTCAAAAAATTTAATGACGTACAGGGAGTTCTTAATTCAAAAGGAGCTGCAGGTGCATCATACAAAACGTATACTAACACCCTTATCCGTAATAATAAATGGAATCCAAATGGACGAGACTACATTACACACGTTGAGAACTACTGGAACGATAAAATAGTTGCAAAGGTTAAAATGCAAAAAACTAAAGATATCAAGATACAGATTGGTAAAGATATCATGAGGGACTTAAGGTCAATCTCTAAAATGGTAGATAACCTTGCGAAGTTTCAAGGACACTTAATTGACTCTAAGAAGTTGATTATTGACGCTCTAAATAGAGTAAAGAGTATTGGAACTTTTGTAAAAACAGATAAAGGATTTAAAGTGGTAAATCCCGAAGGATACGTTGCAATCGATAGTACAGGTTCTGCAGTTAAACTTGTAGATAGAATGGAATTTAGTCAAAATAATTTTAACGCCGCTAAGGCATGGGATAAGTAAAATGTCAGATATATATGATTTAGAACTAGAAGAATCAGAATACCAAGGGAGAAAGGTTACACTTAACTCACCGTTTAGATTACCTTCGGGTAGTAAAAAGAAATTTGGTGTTTACGTTAAGAACGATAAAGGTAATGTTGTAAAAGTTACATTCGGTAGTTCTTCTATGGAAATCAAAAGAGACGACCCCGAAAGATTAAAATCATTTCGTGCAAGAATGGGTTGTGATACAGACCCAGGCCCAAAATGGAAAGCAAATTACTGGTCATGTTGGCAGTGGAGAAAGAACGCAAAGGTACAAGACGACTTTAGAATGAGTACATTTGGAGAGTTTCTAGGTGAGACTATTCAAGTACCCATAAGTATTGGAGACGTAGTTCTAGGTGGAAAGTTTAAGAACAAAAAAATGATAGTAAAAACTATTGAAAAGAATGAGAAGGGTGATATACTATTAAATGGTAGACCCATGTTAAAGTTTAGGATAATGAATCAAGATGAAAACGTTTAAGAAATTCAACGAATCTGCAAATAAAAAAGCAGTAATCACTTTCGGTAGATTTAATCCACCGACTGTAGGTCATGGTAAACTAATCGATGCACTTAAGAAGGCATCGAGTGGTGGTTATCAACCTTTAGTTTATATGTCTCATTCCCAAGACCCAAAAAAGAATCCATTAGACTATAATACAAAACAAAAATGGATGAACAAATTCTTCGGAAAAAAAGTTACTGTTGTTAAATCAAATGCAAGACAAATATTCCAAATCGTAACAGAATTATATACAAATGGTTACACCGACTTAAGAATGGTTGTGGGTTCAGATAGAGTTAGAGAGTTTGATACACTTATCAGAAAATATAATGGTTCTAAAGGTAGACATGGATACTATAATTTTGACAATATCCAAATTATTTCTGCAGGAGAAAGAGACCCCGATTCAGATGATTTAGTCTCAGGAATGTCTGCAAGTAAAATGAGAAAAGCCGCAGAAGAAGGGGATTACGATTCTTTTAAACTGGGTGTTGCATCTAAATTTATGACCGACCAACAGTTACTTTATAAAGAAGTAAGAAAAGGTATGGGTATTAAAGAAGAAACACTTCCTAATTATATGTTAGAAGATTTATTACAGGAAGGTGTTTACGACCCAGGCATATTCAAATGTGTTTTCCTAATGGGTGGGCCAGGAAGTGGTAAGTCAACAGTGGTTGATGCACTTGGACTTAAGGCACTAGGACTCAAAACAATTAACAGTGATACTCACTTTGAAAGATATATGAAAGATGCAGGAATGTCTATGAAAATGACTAAGACTGGTAGTGGTACAGTCAATCCCGAAAGAGATAGACTTCGTTCAAAGGCAAAAGGACTTGCAACAAAACAAATGGACATTCATGTTCCTGCAAGATTAGGATTAATCTTTGACACTACAAGTGCAAAAGCAGGTAAGATTCAGAACTATAAAAAACAATTAGATTCACTGGGATATGAGTACAAAATGGTATTTGTTAAAACCAGTTTAGACCTCGCACAAAGACTCAATTCAATGAGAGCAAGAACACTACCACCCGAAATATTAGTTAAAGAACATGAAGCAGTAGAGAAAAATGCAAATGTATTTAAGAGAATATTTAAGAATGACTTTATAGAAATAGTAAATGACGATAGTGTTAAATCACTACAAAACAAATCATCTAAACTATTTGGACACTTAATGACTTGGGTCAGTAAATTCCCTACTAATAAAGTTGCAATTGCATGGAAAGAACAAGAGTTAACTCGTAAAAAGAGATAAATAGATTATATGGATATATTAGACCAAATACTTAACGCACAAAAAGGTTCTCGTGACGAAAAGGTTGAGAACTTTAAATCTTTGTTTGCAGAAATAAAACAGGATTCTGATATAGAAGATAAGAAAGGAACACAACCTGCAAAATATTTTAAAGGAATGTCAAAATCTACTAAAGATAAAAGAGATGCACATTTCAATAAAAATAAATCAGGCCCTGCGCCAGGTGATTCTGATGCAGAAACTAAACCTTCTAAGTTCAATTCGAAGTTTAAGAAAATGTATGGTGAAGAGTTAGAAGAAAATGCAGGGTTAGAAAAGAAAGCAGAGAAGTCAGGAATGCCTTTGAGTATTCTTAAAAAGGTTTATAATAGAGGACTTGCAGCTTATAAAGGTGGACATAGACCAGGCGCAACTGCACCTCAATGGGCAATGGCAAGAGTTAACAGTTTTGTTACTAAGTCAAAAGGAACTTGGGGTAAAGCAGACGCTGACCTTGCAAAACAAGTTAGGGGTGAAAGTCTAGAAGAAGAAGATAATGTTGCAGTTAAAGCTGCACTTGCAAAAGCAAAACAAGTCGAAGAAATGGAAAAACTTAAATCCAAACACGAACAAGAAGTTGAAGCACTTAAGACTAGACATGAAAGAGAAAATGAAAGACTTAAAGGTGCAAAAGAACAAGAAGTTGAAAGAGATGCAATTGATAAGAAAAGAGAAGCACTCAGAAAGGCAAATGAAGAATTTGGACAAACTTTATCTTCATTAGAAGAAGGTAAACTTGTTGCAGATGTAGCGACTATTATCGATACTGTTATGAAAAGGATTCAACGACAAGTAGAGAAAGAAGTTAAGAAAAATCGAGAAAAAGGCCTTGGAATGTTGAATACACTTGGTTCATTTGTTGGTCACAAAGTTACTGATAAAAAACAAGAAAAAGGAAAGTTGTTCCTTAAGTTTGGTGAAGAGTTGGAAGAAGGTTTAGATATAAAAAAGGTACTTAAAAAGGTTAAAGGTTTAACTAAAGACCAAATACAAGTATTGCAAACTTTACCTACACCAGTTTTAACTTCCATGATTAACCAACTTTCTTTAGTAATGGGAGAAGGTCGAGACTATAAAAAAGAATATGAGAATTATCATTCTTCACCCGAACAAATTAAAAGACGTGCAAAAAGAAATGAAGCACGAAGAATGTTAAAGAACAGAAAAGGAATTAAAGGAAAGGACGTTCATCATAAAGATAACAATCCTATGAATAATGATAAGTCTAACTTATCAATTGTATCACAAAAATATAACAGAACAGAACCTAGACTTAGGACTGAAAAGTTATGGAAAGATTTTATAAAAGGGGAAAACAAATAATGTCAGACGGAAACAAACACGATAAAGGAGTCCACGAAGTTGGAACTCCCGAAACTCTAAAAGCATATCAAGAAGATACGCCTGGACAAGAGGTTGAAAAATACCTTGCAGGTATCCAAGAGGTAATCCAAGAGAAAAAAGAAAAACAGAAAAAGTCATTCATGCAGGTATTCCAAAATCCCCTTAAAGGTTTCCCTTACAATGAAGAACTAGAAGACAATCTTGTAGAACCTATTAAAGAAGGTTATGGTAAAATCAAAGACAAACATTATGACGTTAAAATATCTGTAAAGAAAAATGACGTTAAGAATGTGGTTAAAGGTATAAACAAACTCACTGGTGGAAATCAATACGAATACGAAGATATTGATATGGACGGTGTATATCCTTATGGAAAAACAGACGGAGACATTTATATTCAAGGTGATGACGCTGGTTCTTTAGGTCTTGCAATTCAAAAAATGTTTAGAAACAAAGTACAAGTAATGGGTGAGTCTGTAGAAATAAAAGAAGGTAAAATGGGTGAACTATTCCTAGACATTCAAAATGGTGCGACAGCAAAAGATATTGCAAGAGACTATCCAGTTTCAATTCAACAAGCAAAAGACTTCCTTAAAGATTACTACAGTCAGAA